CTCGGAGCGCAATCGTCTGCGCGAGGACACGCAACGCGAGCGCGATGAGCGTATCCGCGCCGAAGAACGCGCCAGGCTCGCCACCGCGCAGCAGGCCAACGAGAAAACCTGGACCCCATCGGAGTTACGGACCCTCGTCAACGAGGCCCGCATTACCGAGGACCAGATGTTTGCACAACTGGATTATCAGTCGCGCAAGCAGACGTTGGTCGAAGTCGCCAAGTTCGTGGAAACACGTGATCGCGTCAAGACGACTGACGACAAGCTGACACGCTACAGCCAGTACGTGCCGGACTGGAACCGTCCCGGCACGGATGCCAACCGGAAGGCCGAAGCCGAGTACGCCAAGCTCATAGCCGCCGGGGCGCAACCCACGAAGTACACGGAGTTGCTGGCCCTGGAGCGGGCCTTGGGCGATCTGGCATCGCTGGAGCGGATGAAGCGGTCAGATCAACTCACAAGTGAGAACCGCGAAACCGATCAGCCGGCGATAGGTGGTAGCAATGGGCGTCCAGCCGAGCGGGCCGCCGAGAAGGACCCGCTCAAGACGCTGACCACGCCGGAGCATGAGGAGTATCAACGGCTCATCAACGCCCGCCATTACGCCGGGTGGGATGAAGTGCGGGCCGAGGTGAAGTCCGGCTTAGAGAATCCGTTCAATCGGCGGTTTCGAGATCGGGCGACGACGCGATGAGCAATGCCACCATCCTGATTCCGCGCAAGGCCTGGACGAAGCCGGAGATCCTGAAGTCCTACGAGGCCACAGGCCGGAAGCGGGCGCAAACCGCCGGGGCGCATGTGGCCGGCATGCTGTCAGAGCTGAAGAAAGCGATTTGGCTCTGTCCTGACTGCCACCACAAGTTCGACTGGAAAAAGCATCGGTACTACAACGTCTGGAAATTCGACAAAACGACAGTCAACGCCAACTGTGATGCGTGCAAGGCGTTTAGCTCGCAGTGTCGGTTGTTCCTCTATGAGCCGACGGTCCCACGGGCCTGGCTCACCAAGGACGAGAACCGGCGAGTGCGTCGGCACGCCATCACGATAGGAGCCTGAACGATCATGGAATTTGCCTATGCAATCAGCGGGGCCTCCCCGCACCTGAAGAAGTACCAAATTGCCGCGACGGTGAGCAACGCCGGCGTCCCGCTGCTGATTCCAGCAGCGGACGGCGCGGGCCTCGCGGCGGCCACGACAACCTCAATGGCCGATCTGGTCGGGTGCAACATCGACACGGCCACCTACGTCACGGCCCAGCAAACAGACGGCACGAGCGCCGAGCGCACCGTGTCCGTCATCGTCAATCCCGATGCGGTCTGGAAAGCGTTGATGAGCGGCGGAGCCACCGAAGGCACGGCCCTGACGCTCTACGACGTGACCACGGCATCCTCGACTGGATTAGTCGTCACGACTGGCGATAGCTGGACATCCCCGGAATTCGACGAAGGGGTGGTCTGGGACTATGACGGCGCGAACGTGGGGCAGGCGCGGAAGATTACCTCCACGTCATCCACGGCCGCGACGGTCACGGTGGCGTTCAATAACGACACCGTGGTGGGCAACAACTTCATGCGCGCGCCGTACTGGCCGCCGCAGACGCTCACCGTGCAGCTCACGACCAACCTGTACCAAGCCGATGCCTCCATTGCGGTAGCCACCGGAGCGCAGGCGAAGGCGATTGAGCTGATTCTGAACGACCTTTCCGAGAGCGGACGCACGAATTCCTACGTGCTGTTCATCTCGACCGATCACGTCTATGCCGCGAGGCCGACGTAATCGGCTGACTGAGGCTTAACCGGGGCGGGCGCAGGCTCGCCCCTCCCTAACGAGGAGAACTCTAGATGCCAACGCCAATGACCTCAAGCGCCAATGCCGATGTTCTGGACCGGCGCTTCAGCAGGATTTTCGTGGATCGGTGGAACCAACTGCCGTCCATGCTCGACGAACTCTACAAGATGGGACCTGGCCGGAAGGGCACCGATGAGCGCGAATCGCAATTCGGGGCCTTCGGCAACTTCACCGAATTCACTGGGTCGGTGGATTACCAATCGTCCTACCAGGGCTACGATGTCACCGCGACGTACAAGCATTTCGCCTCCGGCTTTCAGGTGGAAGTCACCTACGCCGAGGACGATCTGTTCAATGTCGTGGATGGCTATCCCGCCAAGCTCGCCACCGCCGCAAAGCGCACCAAGGAAACCCACGGGGCGCGGATGCTGGTGTTGGCGTTCGCCTCGGACACCGACTTCTACAGCAACTCTGAGGCCGTGCCCCTGTGCAGCAACTCGCACACCACGACTGCGACGGGCGTCTCTACGGCTACCGGGTTCGATAACCTCGGCACATCGGCTTTGAGCCACACGACGCTGGCCTCCGCGCGGATTCAGATGCGCGGGTATCGGGATGATCGTGGCAATCGGATCAACGTGGAGCCGACCGATCTCTGGATTCCGCCGGACCTGGCTCCGACGGCCTACGAGATCATCGAGTCCATCGGGCGGTCCGATAACGCGAACAACGCGACGAACTACAACAAGGGCAAATACAAGGTCCACGAGTGGAATTACATGAGCGATGCAAACGACTGGTTCCTGATGGACGGCGTGATGCAGAAGGACTCGCTCAAGTGGTTCGACCGCATTCCCGTGGAGTTTGCGCGGGCCGAGGACCTGGACACCATCATTATGAAATGGCGGGCCAGGATGCGCTATGCGTTCCTGTATAACGACTGGCGCTTCATCGTCGGGTCGCAGGTCAGCTAAGTGCCGGCACCCTTTGATCGGTGCGTTAAGCAGGTGAAGCAGGCGGGCCGCGTGACCAATCCCTACGCGGTCTGCCGTGCCTCTATGGGGAGCGACAAGGAGATCGTGGCGAAGCACAAAAAGAAAAAGAAGCGAGGCTATTGATGGCGAACCCGCTTTACAACAAGCAGACCGCCTATTCACGGAAGGCACCGAAAAGTCCGAGCGGCAACGAGCACTCGACACCGATGGCGGTGGAGATGCCGATGAAGGGCCCGGAGTTTCCGGGGTCGCTGCCGGGGAAGGCGGGCAAGTGGAAGATGACCAAAGGCAACGCGAGCGTCTGCCCAGAGCATCCGTATGCAGAGGGTATCGACGCCTAACGGGGTAAGGGTGTGGTGCAAATCCCACCGGCAGCCATGCTCACGGCGAGAAGCCGCCCGCATGGGTGTTCCCAGTAAGGAGAGCACATGAGTCTCACGAATTTTCCGAATGGCATCACCAGTTTTGGGCAGCCCGTGACGCCGAAGTATTGGCTGTCGAACGGGGCCGAAGCATTCTTTGTCGGCAGCGTGGACGCGAGCGACAACAACGCTGGGACGGATTACGACCGGCCGCTCCAACGGATCAGTAAGGCCACGGTGGACAAAGTGCAGTCCAGCGCCGGGGCCGCGAGTGGGGCTGGCGACATCGTGTACGTCAGCGCCGGCCGCTACACCGAGAACGTGCGCGTGATGGATCGGGACTACGTGCGGATCATCGGTGCCGGGATCGGCGCGACGACGCTGGTCCCTGGAGATACTGCCTCCACCCAGAACACCGATGCGTTGGGCCAGTCACAGACGATTACGTTTCTGAATGAAACCACCAACCAAACCGATTGGGGATTCATCATCGGTTCACGCGGCATCGTGGTGACGGGGTTCACGGTCCTTTGCACCGGGAACGCGGCTGGCGCGACTGGCGCTTTCTACATTGGGGATGGCCGCCGCATCAGTGCGAGCAATAACTGGGGGTCCTCGCAGTTCCATATCTACGGGAACAACATTGACGGGGATGACACGACCAACGGGGGATGGGCCTGTCTGTGGGACGGCTTCGGACCTGGCGGGCTCATGGAGTGGAACACGATCTATCGGATGCGCTCAGGCGGACTCATGGTCACGTCTGGTCAGTCGAGGCTCACCCTAGGCGGCACGTTCCGGTTTAACCAGGTCATCGCCTGCCGTGGCTTCGGGATTCGCCGGAATCCTAACTATACGGGCGGGAACTGCGCCTATATCCACAACTGGATTCACGATGATGGTGGATCGGCGCTCACGAACGGCATCCTACTTGGCACGATCGACACCGGGCTTGGAGATTTGGTGGCGGAAAACAGCATCGGGACCACCAATGCGTCCATCAGCGTCTCGGATGCGCAGGATCGGATCAGCGGCAACATGAACAGCACGGCCGGCAGCGCAGCGGTCACGTATGTGAGCATGGCATAAGCCGAGCGGTGGGCTACGACGGGTTCAGGGCTGCGGAGCGGCGGCTGCCGACATTCGAGTGTCGGAACTGCCGTCTCCGCGTCTCCCCGCCGGCCAAGCCGAGGTGTCCGCAGTGCGGCGTGAGCGATCCGACATGGAAGGAGATTGCCCCGGAGCAATGGCGACCGAACATTCACAATCGCGTTGGATGGTCCAGGGCTGGCGACTCTGGCTGGTCGCAATAGGCGTGTTGTCGCTGGCTGGATGCGTGACGGGGTTTCGGTACGAGTTACCGAAGCCCAATATGCGGCCGCTCTCGGTGCTGGGCTACGACCATTCCAAAGAGACGGACAGACACGCTTTTTACTTGAGCCCGGTTAGGCCGGAACTCAGGGAGCACTGGAAGGCCAGGCAATATCTGTTCGGGTTCATTCCGTTCGGGGAAGTCAGGGGGGCGAAATGGTGCGGGGAGGCGTGCTTTGAAACCCTATCGCGGTTTCCGTTTGGTCTACCGACCGTCAAGGGTGAGTCATGCGGGCTGAACAGTTACCAGGGAATCAAGGTTGAGCCGAACATCACCAAAGAAGTCCGGGCGGCTGGTAGTGACCTGTGGGTGCTTGAGTACCACCCGGTTGAGCAGCGGTCATTTCGGTGGAAGTGCGACATGGATCAGACGGCTCCAGGATACCCGAAGTGGGAGAACATGGCCGGGTACTGATGCTGACGAACGGCGCACTGTCTGTCATTGAGGCGCGGCTAGGAGTTGAGTGGGGCGTGCCAGCATTACTCCCGGCTCAACTGCGAGAGGACGTGCGCCTGTTGGTTGAGACCATCCGTGAGCAGCGAACTGCGCTGACAGCGGCTGGATCTGAAATCGAGAAGCGGCAACGAATCGTGGACAG